CTATCCGGAGGGGAACACAGAAACGGAAGGAACGAGAAAATGAATCCAATGAGCTCTCATATTATCGATTACATTAATAAGCTAAAACTACGTCACAGCGTAAGGAATAATTCATTTACGGTGGAGATAATGGGCGAGGAGTACACAATTCAGCGTCACGGCATGCGTTATTGGAAGTGCGTGCATAATGGCTTGACGATAACCTTCAAGTCTCAAGGGGAAGTCATTGCATGGTTGGATTCGCGATGGTGATGATGGGTGATGTGGTATGGCTTTGAAGCCTTATTCTCAAAGGTTGATTGATTATCTTTATAAGTCGGGTATGCGCTGCGGCATTACATTTGATTCTTTATGGTTTAATATGCATGGCCGCCTCATTAGTGTGTACCGCATATCATATAAATCATGGGAAGTGCGTTACATGTCACACACCTATAAGTTTTACAATCAATCGGAAATGATTGAATGGATCGAAGATCAAATGAGACATGGAAAATGATCGATCTGAATGAAGTAAAGCGTATTCTTCGTAGCTACGGTATGAAAGAAGAATATACTTGTGGAGAAGGAGGTGGCTCTAATATTCTTTATTGCGGTAGTATCGCATTTCGTTTGATTAACGAATATTCATATGAATGGTGGCCTCATTATCTTCAGTCTTCTGGCACTATTGTTAATTGCGAATCTGTTGAAGATATGCTAACGACTATTCTAAGCGAGGGCTTGATTGCTTTAAATCGCTTTAAATACAACTATTAAGACGTGTCATGATTATTCTAATTAGTGATGTGGCAGAACATTTTAATTGTTCTTCCGTTTTGGCTGCTAAGATCACGCGGGTTCTTATGAGATCATCTGATGTTTGCATGAAGATTAAGGGGACTGTTGACTTTAAGTTTTGTGGGGTGATTTACACTTTGACTAGACGCGATGGCGATTGGATCATGGTTCGATCAACGACTACACGAAGCACTAGTCTTGATGACGTGCTATAGCATCACAAAATAGCCCCAGCTACAAATGTAGCTGGGGCTATTTCTTTGTTTGTCAGTCTACTTTGGTGGCGTTTTCTTTGACTGCGGCGATGACGGAATTGGTTTGGGTGGCGATGTCGGTTTTGGTGGCGAGTCCTCCGAAGCATGCTGCGAAGTGTTGCCAGCTTTCCTGCACGAGGACGGTGAAGTCGTCGGCGCTGATTTCGACTGGCCGGAGTCCGGCGCGGTAGTAGCGGTCGGCCTGCTCCTGGCTGATGCCCATGGCTCCGAGGCCGTAGGGGATGAGTGCGTATCCGTAGGAGTCGCCGAAGTTTACTCGCACAAACATAAGGGGTCCTTCGTTAAGTGATGTGGTGGGGGTTGGTTCTGGCTCGGGCTCCGGTTCAGGAGTTTGAGCATAGTTGTCGTTAGGTGGACGTAGGATGTAGTCTGCGCCGAATTCGTAGATTGATGTTTGACGCACTTGCTCGTCGGTGGGTACGTCGTCTGAGTATGCTTCGTAGCATGTGTCTTCGTATCCGATGACGACGACGTGTCCGCCTCGCCAGGCGTTGGCGGGTCGGATGACGACGTCGCCGGGCTGCATCATGTCCCAGCTGTAGTCGTAGCATTCCCATCCAGCTGCGATGAAGGCGGGTACCATGTCGCCGGTGTACCAGGCGCCGCCTGTGGGATATCCGGCTTGCTGTGCGGCGATGATGGTCATGGATGAGCAATCCATGTAGGTGGGAGACCCTGGATTATCAAAGCCTTCTTGGCGCATCTCTTGACTGTATAGGACGTCTATTCCATTACAGTAGAAATTGCACCACCATAGAAAATTATCGAGGCGCGTCATTACTTCTCCGAACGAGGTACGTTTCCTGCAGCCACTCCGAGCACGGCGGATACGATGAAGTTTAGTGCGGCGATTTTGTTTCCGTCGAGTATTCCGAATACTCCGAGGGCGATGCTGATGGCGAAGAAGATGCCGTAGAGCCAGAGCCTGAATTGGGGGGAGCCCATGAATGACGGGGGTTGTGCGATTTCGTGGTCACCCATTTGATTTACTCCTTAGGTAGCCGATGATTTCTGCTAGTTGTCGGTTTTGGACGTCTACAGAAGAGTTCCCGTGGTTGGGTTTGACGTGATATTGGATATCGGCGATTTTGTCCTCTATGTCGTCCAGTCGGGCGAGGACACCTGGTTTAGAGTCAGTCCCCTCCCACACTACTAGCATAGCATTTAGATGATCGAGAAAACGTGTGACGCGCATCACAGCACGCCCAATGATAGCAATTAGAGTAGTCACACCGAGAATTACAGCTACGTCAATGGTTTGAACGGGGATGTTAATCATCGTACGAAAATTTCTGCGAACATATTTCGCGTTTCTGGACTATCGCTGAATAGTCTTCCCTTTCGATACGTAGTACGCATAATAGCTAATACCTTGTCTCCATATAAAAGCAGCCTTTCATTCTCTCGTAGGTCTTTGACTTTATATGCCCATTGTACCAAGGGTCCCTTAGGCTGTCTTTTCTGTGCGAACCAGGTGCCGCCGTCGACCCATATGGATACGCTCCCCTGTTCTGTGCGTAAGGAGAACATGTATTTTGCTTTGCCACTCTTTTTCATGACGTAGTCGTCGTAGTTGTCTGCGAATTCGTTACTGATTGCGTAGTTCGCATAGTCTTCAGCGTAATTAACAATGAAGCTTCCGAATCGTGTGTGAGCGACTTCGGATTGGAATTGTTTGCTGTCTACAAAATCGGTGACGATAAACCCGTCAGCATGTCGCGAAATTCCTTGTTTTGGTTCAATGTGGAATCGAATGAAATAAGGATTCATGATGCTGACGGAGTTTGAGAGCATAAGGCAACGCACACGGTCTTGGTATCGGTCTACGGTGGAGTAGAAATCCATAAAGACCTTTGCTTCGTCAGGCAGGTAGCGCAGTGTTCCTTTTTCGATGATGAATTCGTCGAAGATGATGGTGCTCACTTTGGGGTATGCGATCGATTTGTTAGCCTGTGCAGTGGAGAGGGGAATGAAATAGCCAATGGTTTCCCAGCGCTTCCCTACTTTACGCTGTGCGAACTGTCCTTCCACTCTGAATTCTTCTTCGGGAAATTCGTCTGCAATGTCTGCGAAGAATGACGCGCGACCTTTGAGCTCAGTCTTATATCGGCGTAGGTAAATAAATTGTTGTCCCTTGTTGATGGCGTTTTTGATGACGATTTTCTTGGCGCCATAGGTTTTACCTAAACCTCGCGCACCCATAATCATGTTGAAAACGCCGCCATAAGAGAGAACGTTAGAAAAACTATAGTAGCTGAATTTCTTTTTACCCATGACGTCTAACCGTCCACCACGCCGTCTTACCAAGCATACCAATAGGATTAATATGTGGACCATTACCAGGACCGCCATGCCCAATAGTATGCTCAGAATCAACAAACATTTCAACGTGATCCGTATGCGGATAACCACCGCCCCATGAAATGACGATAATGTCGCCAGGCTTGCAGAGGGCTTTCTGCGCATCCGTCATATTGCCCCTGCCACGCTCAATAACGGCCGTGCCACGGAAATATTGGTCGCCCGTCCAAGTACCAACTTCAAGCCCTGATGTGTCCTTATACGCACGCCAGATTGTGCCACTACAATCACTGAAACCAGACCGATCTGGATCGAGTCTGCCCGGTGCCTGCAGGTAGCTGAATTTCATGATTCTGCTGCGCATCCATTCAACGGCTTTAGCCCCTGCTGAGCCGTCGCCTCCGCCGGGGGTGCCGCCGGGGTTGACGATGAATGTCTGGTTTCGGATGTCCATTTGGACGGAGCGCTTGGGGAGCCGTCCCTGCCATGTGTTGTATCCGCCTGTTGAGTACATGAAGATGTTAGCTTCGCTCGTGCGGATGATCGGCATTCCTGAGTCGTCTATGGTGAGTATCATTCCGACTTCGGGGATGTCGATGTTCTGTTTCCCGTATTGGGTGATGATGCCGCCGTTGCCGGGTGTGACGGTGGCGTCGAATGCGGTTGATCCGACTCCTGATGTGTCGCCTGATTTGATGATTGAGAGTGCCTGGTTGTAGCGATTACGGTATTGGCCGAGGACGCCGTTGGCCATGATGGCGTTGTACATATGGTCCAAAGTTAGGGCTCCGCCGTTGCGGTTGAGAATTCGAAGCGCTTCGCGAGGGCTTTGGTGGTAGGCGCAGGCCCACATGATGAATGCCTCGGTGTTGGATTCATGGTCCAGACCGTATTGTTTAGCGGTGGCCGTGTACCCCTCTAAATCCGCGACCAGTTGCTTGTCCTGCAGTGCCGCAGCCTTAGATAGGAGCGGTTTGATCCATCCGTCGCCTTCATCACGGCCCAAGTAGAATGTTGACCAGTTCGGAGAGTCTTTGCCCCATTGTCGTATTTGCTGACGCAGCCTTCCGTTATTGTGAGGCTGTGCATCGGCGGGGTGAACGCGGAATATTGTGTCTAGCAGGTTAATGGCTCGTGATCCGAACCATTGTGCAATCCCAATAGTAATTGGGTCGTTATAGTTAATCGCGTCGTATTTAAGTGACGACTCCACAGTGCCAATCACTTTAATCGCAATTCTTTTGTTTTTAGTATCCCAAGCCATAAATCGGTCCTCCTGCCAGTATTGTAGCAGGAGGACCGACCGAGTCACCACACAGAATATGTTGCTTCGATGAAATAGTTCGTACCGGAAACACATTTAGTGACGTTCCCGAACACACCAGATGTCGTTACTCGGAAAAATGCTGGATCGCGAAAGCCGCTAAATCCATCAAAAAGAACTTCTCCTGCAGGCCTTGCCCAGCTGGGTATCCACCAAAGGTTCGTGTCAATAGGAGTTTCGGCTTTAACAGCGAAGTTACCGGAAATAGTTACTTTGTCGAACTCCCGTTTCACCCACAGATTCTTCATAGAAGACTTAATCGGGGCATTGGCGTCCTCCCCATATTTTTCGAGATTCGTCCAACCGAGGTTACGCCAGCCGTCACCGCCGTTGAGCCACGAGAGCGCGTAATTAGCTGCGCGCTCATAGCCCTCATCTGTGAGATGCACTTCGTCGTTGCCCTTGATCCAATTGTGCCCGGTCGCGTCGCTCGATTCCCAGAACCAGGATTTCGAGCCATTGCAAATGAGGGGCTTCAGGTCGGCGAACGCCTCGGCGAACTCGTTGGTTCGCATAACAACGGACCGCCCCGTTTCTTTGGAGATATTCAGGCTGGATCGGTTGAGGATGACGGGAATGCAAATCACCTTGGCCTTAGGCCAGTTGGCTTTTACGAAATCCGCGCACTCTTTAGCAGTTTCGCTAATGGACTGACCTAGACGAATATCATTAAGCATGCAAACGAAGGACACACACTTGATCTTATCCATATACCCACCCTGAATCGCCTGATTCTTGGCAGTGTTGAGTTGGTTAATATAGGCGCCCGACCAACCCTTATAGAAAGCAGCCCCGCCGATGGCGTGATTGTGCGGAGTGTATCCCTGTTCCGTGAGAACACGGTTGAACCACGGATACGTGGCGTTGGAATTGCCGATAATTATCCCATGGGGATTCTCTTTTAGGATATACCGACGGTCGCTCTCATCCTTGGTATACCGAGCATTGAGGCCAGCAGTTAACGAATTAGTGAGGGTTGAATTAACACTATCAAGTCGCTCCTCCATCTTTTCTGTCAATTTATTCGTAGCCATATAGTGCGTAGTGCCATCCATCATAGTTGTAGATAGGAACGCATTATTCAGGTTATAGCGGGAGGATTCGGCTGGCGTTAATGCTACAGCGATTAGTCTATTCTTGAATTCCTCAATGGTGGATAACACATTTTTGCGCTTCTCCTCAATATCCTTATTCCACCCGTCATGCACCTTTTCCATTTCAGTGATGAACGTGGAAACCTTGGTGTTGAGCTCCTTAACGATTTTGTCTTGCTCTTCACCGAACTTCCCGATGTAGTCAATGGATTCCACAACGGCCCCGCGAATGCGCTCAAGCACCTCGAGGTAAGTGAGCCCGTCACGATAGGTGAAAGGCGTGATATTGTTGACGGACCTGTCGCGCACACGCCAAAGAGCGCGGTCAATAGAGTTGATAATATTGTTAATGTCAGACATAGTATCCTCCGTAAATAGGGTTGTGAGTTAAAGGGCGGTCAACGTCCCACACTCCGAGGAAAAGCTCTCGAAGTTCTTCAATAATGAAATTATCAACATTAATCAAAGTAGAGCGATACTGAGCGATCATCTGAGCCTTGCTGCCGCGCTGCTTAGACCGACTGCTCTGATTGTTGTCGTACTCGTTCCGATTCTGACTATTGGAGGACGACGTTGATTTGGATTTATTTGTCGTCTCATTCGTCGCATCGGACATGGACGACGCATAGTCGGAATTCCCGGACAGTCGAGTCTGAGGGGTGTCCGAAGCGACCGTCCGTCCCTTCGACCCAGTGGAGCCGGACCCGTCGCTGGACTGGCTGTTGCTACCGTTGGAGTTGCTGTTCCCCCACTGGCGAGTATCGTTCTCGGAGATTCCACCGTCGAGCGGATCGACGTTCTCCAGCTCTGCCAGATACATCCGATTGTATCGGGGCATAATTAAATCCATTTTGAGTTCAAGACGCCAAATGAAAATATCAATCGTCTCATGCCCGATTTCATTCAACCAGAACTCACGTCGGATACGGTCATTGAGTGTCTTACGATACTCCTCCTTAAAGATTGGATAATTGTCCAATCCCCAATGTCCCTTGGTAATCCGGTCGACATCTTTAAGCCTGATCGTGTGTGTTGCCATCTGGTTTGCCACCATTCTGGAGAAGGTTATTGGCCGCGAGATAATCGTTCATATTGGGGTTAGCGTTATCCTCAATAGCCCACGTGCACGACACCTCAAGGCCTGGGAACATTCGATTGATCTGTTCGCACGCAAGCTCACGGGGTTTCATGAATTGTTCGCGCGAAGCAAGAACCTGACCGGTGTTAGCGCCCGCTTCGGCCACAACCATGCGCTCACGCTTATCAGAATCAATGTTCATGATACCGAGCATCGTAAGCGCCTCACCCCAAATACGAGTCTTCGACTCCATGTGCTTAATGGAAGAAACCGCACCGGTGCCCGCATTCTGGTTCAAGGGGAACACACCAATCGTTTGGGCGAGATTCTCCATAGCAAGATTCTCGGTACCCCAAACAACAGGCTCGCCGTCGTAAATCTTCGACATCACATTGGCTATTGTGTTCCGCTGGTCGTTATTGCAGGCCACGATCATCGGATTGCGTTCGTTGAGTAGATCGATTTCGATGGTGCGGTCTACAATAGCGAGGCGCTCAGAGTACACCCTGATGATTTGCGAGTCCGGTATGCGTGTCTGATTGCCCCAGATCACCACGCACTCATCGATACCAATTTCACGAGAATATACACCATTACGGGTAACCCGGAATGAAATCGGGTTGTCCTGAATATCCAGGAGTCCCGTCTGCATGGCAGGCATACACATGAACATTTCGAAGAATGTGTCGTAATAGAAAATAGCGAAACCGTTATCCAACAGAGTGGACTCAATAAAACGCGGATCAATCCCGTTAGGGAGACCTTCCCACGTGAAGCGCGACATGCATTTACCCCTCATCTGGGACCAATACATGTGCTGCAACTGGGTCTGGCGAATTTCAGACGTCGACCCCTTAAGACCGTCCGGCTTATCGTAGAATTCCTGTTTGACGAAGTCACCCCGCTTGCTCACCTAGCCACACCTCCTTATTCTTATCAATACGATTCTTGCGAACGTTTGCAGTTCCAATCATACCAGGTGACTTCCATACCGTCACACCCTTCTCGAAAATCCCTCGAATAGTACCCTTGAACGTTTCGGGCATATCCGCACGCTCAAGATAGCACTCCGTTAACTTCCAATAGGTGAAGTGCGACATGAGCGAAAGGTAAGAAATCCTCACCCACGTATTCATGGCATACCCGTACCGCAGCCAATATTCACCGAGACGCGTCATCGCATTGCGTGACACCTGTCTTACACGACAATCCAAGTGCAAACCATACGCCGCCATCGGGGTAATAGTGCCCTGGGTCTGCCCGATCACTGACGGAGGAATAACCTGCGTATCCTGAACCTGCGCATTAATACTCGCAACCGCGTTCTCGTAATCCCCATTGGCTGAGAACTGTGCGAGCTCATAATTTGTATCCCTAACCGCTCTCTGCTGAGTCTGCGAAATCTGTGACGCACCCGACGTCAACTGATTCTGAATATGCGCCTGAGACTGAGCCTGCGAATTCGAAATCATCGCATTCACACCCGCCGTCGCCGCCTGACCCAAACCGGCCCCGACGGCCTGGCCGTTGAGGCCCACAATACCGCCAAGTGCCGTCATCCCACCCTGCACGGCCTGAACGGTCGCCCGCATGTTGTTGTACCGCGACTGCGAATCGGCGTTCGCCGACGCGCCCCACATCGTGTTCTCGGCACCCGCCTGAGTGGCTGCGATCCCAGCGTTCGCAATGTCCCGGCTGGCGGTCGCCGCGCGCTGTGCGCGCCGCTGCTGCCAGCGTGCACCGCTATATTGTTGAGCGATGGTGTGGGCGTTCGAGGCAAGATTGTTGAGCGCAGAGTTATTAAGTACAGCAAAAGTAGGCAAACTTTGGTAACCTGTGGTCGCGTCGAATTCCTCTCCACTGATTCCCGTCCACACCGACTTGTCGACGTCGATGACATCGGCGCCTTCGAGGTGATTGTGCCAATTGATAGAGAAGAGAATCTGTGGATTAGGCGGAGCGATGTGCGCCCACATTGTGGCACCGATCTTCTCAGAATCGATTGATTCGGGAGCGACCTCAAGGGGATTGCCTGTATAAGTTGTGAATTCGAGAATGCAATAGGGAGACGTCATGAATTTTTTGAGTTCCGCAAAATCTGGCGAAAGCATGCGCATACAGACTTCACGGAAATTCTCATGAGTCATATAGAAGGTCTTTTTGTTGTTAATAGATTTAGGTGTGCGCCACGAACCGTTGCCTAGAACAACAGAGCGCACACTTTCGTCACCAAACAATCCTTTAGGAACAAGATACACAGAACCAATGCCCTGCGAAATCCAAGGATAAGACGAAAGATAATCCATCCCCGCGAAAAATCCGTCCGCCGTCGTCGCCCAAATATCCACAGCGTTCGGCAGACCCTCGAGAGCTGAACCGATAGCCATAGAAACGCTGGGATTCTGCTTATCACCGTACGGAGCATCGAGCTTAATCGTAGATGTAATAAGCACATCATAGTTCTTGTTTGCGATATCACCCAAAACCTTGCGATACGCACGCGTCACAAGATGTTGACCCCCGAGATCAATCCCCTCGGGCTGTTGAAGCCACTTGCGCCCATACTCTTCAAAAGAATTACGCGCAGCAATCCCCATATGGCCGCGCTCGAGATAGGCGCGCCCAAACTTCACACGACTGTAGTAGGTGGTCCACACGTCAAGTTGAAGGATAAGCTGTGTGGTCCCGGGGTTCAAATACTGAACATCAGTGATGAAATAGAAGAAAACTGTCGGACGGAAATCAGCAGTAAACGCGTTAGACGGGCGTCCTGGATTGGACACCATCAAATAGTTGAACTGGACCGCCCTAGAGAAAGGTGTGGGAATACGAATAGGGCGCCCCTGAGCGAGGTACGTCATGGAATCGAGCATAATCGTTTGAGAATGCTCAAACGACTCAACGTAATTCTTAGGATTACCATACTCACTCCAATCGATAATATCCCTATACGTATTATCAAACGGCACATTTACCATGCGCACAACGCTACCAGGAGACCACACCGAATAATCAAAAGACAAGCCCGCCGAAGTCTCCCTTGGCAACTCATTGATCTGAGACAAAACAAACACCACCCAATAAATTGACCACCCCACCACTACCAAGAGTGGCGGGGTGGTTACCCAATCTGATCCCTGTAGTTACAGACTACTACTTCTTAATCTGAATGTCAATCTTCTTCTTCACCGGCTTATTGCCATCCGGGCCCTTAGTATCGACACTGACCCAGACCTCAAGATAAGCCTCCGGCTCATCAATATCGACGGTCAACAAACCGTCATTATCGATCTGAGTACCCTTGTGCTTAGCGTTGACAAGATACCAGTCGGTGGCATACCCCTTATTAGCGGGAGGAGTCTTCCACGTAATAGAAGCCTGCAGCACACTCCCCGGCTTAATAACCGTCTGATTCTGTCCCTCCTTATTCGTCAAAACGATCGCCTGAATCTCAGTATTCGTCTCCTCCGCCGGAATGACTACCGGAGAACTGGACTTAGTGCCAAAAGCGACAGCGGGCACCATCGCCGACATGCTAAGAATCGACCAGTGGTGAAGGAAGAAATTGTCGTAAAGTCCCTCTGGGTTACTCACATGCCGATTCTCAAGCAGAGCATCCTTAATGACCAGGAAGTACTTCGTCGTGAGAATCGCAGACGTATCAGCGAGCTGAAGCGATTCGTTCGGCACCGTAATAATGTGCGACGGAGCGTCAGCGTCAACACGGTTGAACGCAGCCGAAAGAGACGTTACATCAATATTCGCCTTAAACTCCGGCGTTGCGATAATCACCAGGTCCTCGGGCCGCGCATAAGAATGCACGCCGTAGTGATTGAATGCTGGAGTAGGATAACGCATCTTATCGGCCATAATGCGCAGACCCTTAAGGGCACTATCCGTAGAATTCTTATCCGCCACAAGCACATTCATGTTAGGAATCTGTTGACGGAAGAAACCCCACTTATTCTCATACTCCCGGAAAAGAGAACACATCGTAAGGAACTCGTGCCACTCATCAGAGGACGCGGGCACCGACATGATTGCAGAAAGCATCTCCGACAGACCATTCTCACTGAGGAAGGCACGTCGAATAACATTTTCGTTAATCGTGATCTTGTACTTCTCTTTGCGATTGATCTTGTGAAACGCAGAATAAACCGGGGGTCGCGACTGACCGAAAATATCGGACTCAAGATAATCGCGGTCCTCGTTATAAACCGTAGGCTTAATTAGATCAACATGCAGCTCTTCGATGGTGTCGCCAAAATTAAGCATTCCCTGCTTAAAAACAGCCAGAGGATTCTTCCACGTAATGTCGCGAACAATCGTAGAACCAATACGATTTACAAGGCCACGCAGGAACTCATTGCGCGTAATGTCATCTCGCATAATTCCTGCAATAGTGTCCTTAATGTTTGCCTTAGTGGCTTCCGGAACCATATTCTGGTAATCGTAGCGCGCGTCGCCGCGAACGGCGTTCAAAATATCAACATTATCAATATCGTCGCGAAGCTGAGGCATAATAAATCTCCTTACTTAAACAGATCACTAATGTGCTTAGGACGCCAATTGCCGTCCGGAACTTTAGAATCCGGTGAGTCACCAGAAGAAAACAATCCCGAAAGCCCCGAAAGAGTCTTAGCCGTTTGCTTCACAGCATCCGTATCGACGCCCATCTCCTTAATGGTAGCACGACCTGCATCTTTAGCGGCAGTACCTCCAAGCTCTGCCGCTGCTCCGCCGATTTCGCCGATACCCGACACAACCGACTTCACATCATTAGCCGTAGAATTCACGGCCTCGTGAACGTCGGCCGACGTCATCTCCTTAGACGCAGGCACATCATCACCCGCATAGGGATTATTAACTTCTCGCTCCGTCGGAGTCAGCATGGAATCCATGCGACCTTCAAGCTCGCTCTGAAGCGCGGAAACTTTCTCCCCGAAGACGTCTGTAAGATGTTTCCAAGCGGCCTTAGTGTCCTTAAAAGGGTCCTCATCATCCTTCTCAGGGTTGGGATCGCCACCATAAAGATTTCGGTCGGACGGAGAGACCGCCTTATTGTCGCCGTCGGAATCGCCTGGATCGTAGACCTCAACCTTGGGAACGCCGGCTTCCCCTTTCTGTTCATCGGTCATGTGTGACCGGCGGCGATTAAGTTCCTGAGCGCGATCCTGCTGATACTTAGGATCAGCCAGTTTGTCGTTATCGACCCCAGTTACAGGTAACTGATCCTTGGGGGGTTTAGTTTTCTTATTCTTATTAATCTGTTCCTGGGAGCGCTTAGCGTCCTCGGCAGCGTTCCCTGTACCTTTAGCGTTAGGCATTATCTCTCCAAGTAGGCGAATAGGCTACACATTGCTGTGTAGCCTATTCTATCACCCAATACAGGCTGACGCTATTAAAGCCTGTGAAGCTGTTCCGCCAGGGTCCTTATCACAGGGCCACAATCCCCGACGGGTTAATAGTCACCGTGCCTGCTTGGGAGCATGATTGGCGATATACTCAATAATCGCCTCAGTAACCAACTCGTCCTTTTCCTTACGAAGTCCCCAGCGAACATCCTCAATATCCTCTACGAGAGACTTCGGGATACGAAAACGAACGACCGTATTAGTACTGATGGGGCGTGCCATAGTGTTGTCCTCTCAAACTTTAAGTGTAAATGTTGTGTTCCTGAGAACCACTCCACCAGGAACTCGTGTCGGTATGAGTTTACCATCCCATTGACCCCCATGCAACAGGTCATCTAAAGTTAATTGCGAGGCAACGTTGCGAGGCAGGCCCGCGATGTGAACGTCGAGTTTTCCGTCAATCTCTTCAGCATATTGTTTTGCGCGTACATACACAGCTTTAGTGAAATTGTTCTCATGCTTCCAAGCGCCAAGCTCAACAGGATCGACGTTAAGCGTTGTAGGTGGTTCTGTCACCCCCACCAAGTGTAGTGAATCTGTGTCTGCGTAAGCGAAATTATCAAAATTATCTTGTGCGGCACTAATTGTTTTCTGACGAGCATAAGCAGTAATAAAAACCCCCATAGGAGTATAGACAGGGTCGCGCATTTCTGTTTCGTTTAGAACCAACGAAACGGCGTTATCTTTAATTATTGGTCGCTTACCAGTAATGTCGGGATTGGTCGCGAATTTCCCGTACAAACTATTCAAATGGAGTTTCGCGATTTGCCTGAGCCCGCCCGTAGATGTCTTTTTAATTTCCATAAAGTTATCAACATACTTATCAAAGAAGCCATGACTCCCTCTAAACTCAAACGTGCCATTCCATGACAAAATATTTATATCATAATGTTTTTGCCAAAGTTCGATATCTACGTTAGTTACGTTAACTGTGGTGGGCTCCCTAATCTCGGATATGTATTCTGTTGGATTAAACGAAAGATTCTTTTTAATCTGAATACATGGAATATGATTTTTCTTCAACTTTGCTGTAAAAGTAATAGAAGAAATATAGAGAGGATAATTGCCAGAAGGTGCTCCTTCTAGGTAAACAGGTTCACCATATGGTAAAAGACTGTACCTCATAACCGAAGGATATAGAGAATTAACGTCATAAACGGAGCCAGAACCAACGATTCTACGAGAAAACCTGGGATTGGTATACGTGAAACCTCCACGATACGCTTTACGAATCTCATTGTCGATCTCAGAGGAAAGGATTGGAAAACGTCTAGTAAACTGTTTCCCAACCATCCGCTTATATGTGGCCAGGGAGTCTGCTCCCACAGTGAGTTTAGTCATTTTCTCCTGAAACTGAATTTCAAGAGCTTGAGCAATAATCGCTACGTCATTTCTCTGGTACCGTCTTTCTTGTTCTGTGGGTATGTACCCAATAGGGCGGGGTTTGTTGTAATCAATTTCAAGTTTCTGATCATGTAAATTAAAAGCTTTAGCAATCGCCGCAACTGACATTGGCAATTTCTTGTAAGAATCACGAAACTCCACCCTATAGCCAGTATCAAAAACAACCGATATAGAATAAAATTTCCCCATTCTAGAGATGAGGGAAGTAAATTCTCTAAAGCCAGGACTTTCTTTTACCCAAACATAACCATTCTTAAGAAGCCAATCGATGATAAACACACCATCAAAAGCAAGATTATGAAAATACACATGAGACGCACGCTGAGACACGCAACCCAGAAATCCTTCAATAGAAATCCCGTCAACATAATCATCTAACTTACTAACGCGAATTAAGCCCCATGACCAAATCCTGCAATCATTCTCATCTGTCGTGGTCTCGAAATCTGCAACATAATTAGGTAATTTCTTATGAGACTTTCTAGCCCGTACGACCCCGGCGGCGACGGTTTCGCTTGTTGATTGGCGAACCACTAAAATCATCCTCCGGTTTAATCTTAATAGACTTAATTTCATTCAAGAGGGACTTAATCTCAGCGTTAGCGTCCTCAACGTCGTCGTACCATAAATCCATGCCCGTATTCTTTCTCTCATAATAACCTTCTTTAGCGGCCTCGTACATAAGGGAAAGTTGATTAGCAAAGTGGTCGTTCACGGTCCACATTAACCATAGAACATCGTCCGGAATATCAGTAAGAACATCATAAAGCTCAGGGTCGCCAATGACGTCAATCATAGCCGCAATCTGCTGTTTAGCTGCCGTCAACTTCTCGCGTTTGCCTTTAACTGTAAGTCCATGCAAAACCTTCTCAGTCTTAGCACGCATAGCCTCGGCAGACTCAAACGACGATGTGCGCTTATCGGGGTTCATCCTCTCAAGTGAATAACTCGATCCCCCATGCAAATAAGTCTTCTTCGGACGAAAATCCCTAATCCAATCACCAACAGTAGCGTCCCCAAGAAAAGGAATTTTCGTACCACTCACGCTGCGTTCATAAGCATCGATATCAGCATTGTATCTACGAACGGCATCACGATATCTACGAACATCTTTGTCAGAAATAATGTTCCCTTTACGGTCAGTATGATACCACACACTACTGCTATTATTAAATTCGTTGAGCCGTTCAAGCTCTTTTCTTGCATTCTTGAGAGTAACTCTGCCAACATTTGATTTACCCAAAGGATCATACTTCGTCCCGCGAATATCCGCCCCGTCAACCGACGTCGCCATCTTATACATCTTACGGATCGCGCGATCTCTCTCAGCCTGCAAAAGCCCTCGCGCAATATCGAGCTCACTGCGATGCTCACGATTCCTAACAGTCTTAACGGATTCGGTCTTAACTGCCGCCGTCTCCCGCGATAACGTATCCGGCAAACCAAGATTCCCGCCAGACAAAAACGCATTAATCGTACCAGCCGTATTCCTAGTATGCCTAATAACGCGCTTAAACGCCCGATAATGCTTACCCCAATGACTCTTCACCATAACAATACCCCCCACCCCCTATAGGGGTAGGGGGCACCGTCATTCTAATCGACTACGCCAGCTCAAGCGTAGTGTACTCCCGATCCTTCCCAGACTTCGCCGTCGAAACCTTAACCTTCACAGACTCCGGCCAAGAACGAACATCCCCAAGAACATCGATGAGACGCTGAACCTGAGACGATACAGTGACCGAAGTCGTCCCGTAGGCCTGGCCCGTCTTATCAACCAAAATCACAGTCTTGCGAGTCTCAAGCTCCCCAGAGGACGTGTCAACAACATCCTCCTCGAGAATAACGACATCCCGAATCTCGATTGTCTTACCGCGAAGAGTCTTAAAGGGCAATGCGTTGGCCTGAGCGTTGAAGAAGGCCTTCAGGCCGCTGAAGTCGTCGGAGAAAGAGGTGTAAAGAACAGTCATGATGATTTCCTTTCGGCTGGTTTAACCATTAAATAATGAGACGGCATGAACATCGCTGCAATGTTCATAATATTTACTTTATTGCTTTTAGTTATTTGCTCTGATTTTATGTGTACTCCCGTAAGTGTGTCGTCGTGATGGTAAGTGTATCGAATAAACATTCCTGTGTCAACTACAGCGACCGAACCAGGAAAAATCGAACAACGATAAACTTCTTTCTCAAGATAAATCTCTGCAGGCCAGTCTTTGCCAAATCTGTCTGTATAGGCTACACGCATAATTAAAACAATGCTGGTTGATTTAAACTATCATCTACAACAACAAATTTTCCTGTTTTAGACAACATGATGCACACAATTTCATCTAATGTGAGTGCGTCAGAAAAGTATGAATAATCTCTACATCCCTGAATGTCTAATTGGGCAACAATGCCATCCTCTGATAGCCACACATTCACTTTATGGTGTAGACGAGCGACCTTGTAAATTAACTGTTTAGGTGAGGAGGTCTTGTAAGGAATTACATTATGAACAGTATAATTCAGTTTGTTGTCATAATATCTCACATAAAAACCATGAGGGCAATCAAAATCCCTACGATCCACAACAACCAACCCCCAATCCTCGGAACCGCCCTAGCCGCCATCAACCCAGCAGCCACACCGACAGCCACATCCCCCTTAGACAAGCCCCTACCAACATCAGCACAACTACGACCAGCGTAACGAACAGCACGCTGCTCAGCCAACTGTCGCTCATACTCATCCGCCCCCAGCTCCATATCCATATAAATCCACTCGCCATTAAGATTCTTCCACATCGTTATGCATTCCCTTCAGGAGTTGTTCTAGCAAGTCAAGCGTCTCGAAAATATCCATATAATGAACATCGAACTGAAGCCATTTATAAAAGATCGTATAATGATATTCATCCAGATCTTTAATGACAACTTTCTCATTAAAAATAATGAACGAAACCCTATCTTCATATTTATTTGAAAAATAGTCAGTCCAATATCCAATAACGGCTTTGAGCTTACGAGACAAAGGAGACTTCTTTCCGCATTGTGAATTAAACACAATCTTAGTTTCACTAATCATTTTTGCTCCAAATAGATGTAAATGCTGAGTAAACCATGTCTGCCTCATCGTCTACGGGTTGAGAAACATAACGTACCACGTCGTTTTAAAGCGAATAAACCATATTAGGCTTAACTGTAACCGTAAAATAAGTCCATCTAAGCCTAATGGGCTGCCTATAACTGATGGCCCTTGCATAAGACATGTAAACAGGTCTTTCTGAATCATTTTCTCGTTCCTTCCGTTTCTGTGTTCCCCTCCGGATAA